CTTACTGGATTAGATATAAAGAAGGGGCTACGTTATCGAGAGACGATAGGCTAAGATTTGCTAATATGGATTTGCAATACGATAGCCAGCCTAATCGTAGTTGGAGAAACAAGCCTCAACCGGGATATAATGCCCAGAGTCCAAGTATAACTGTAGATAGGGTTATTTTAAGTACAGATACCCCATACATTCGTGCTCGTTAGTATTGGGGTTTTTTTATTGAAAGGAGAATTAATATGGAATTAAAGGAAAGGTTAGAATTATTCAAGGAAGAACTAAATCTTATATCCAACACAGCTATTAGGGAATTTGTGGAAGCTTGCATAGAAGCTTCTCCTGATTATGTGTTTGAGGATTGCCCTTCAAGTTCAAGTGGAAAATATCATCCACTGGACGAGCTCGGCTCGGACGGGACGGTTCTACACACTAAACGTGTTTTTGCGTTGGCGTATGAACTAAGTAGAGGGCTTGATTGTGAGCATCATAGGGATGAGATATGCGCTGCTGCACTTTTGCATGATATGGCAAAACGGGGGTTAACAAATCCTGTGCATACAGTAAAAGATCATCCTCAAATAATGGCTAATTTGGTTGCTGAGGTTTATAAGGAAAGATTTAAAGATAAATTGAATAGAGAACCGGCTTTGATGATTTACTATGGTATTTTATACCATTATGGGCCGTGGAGTGGGAGAGATATAAAAAAACCTCTTTCTGAATATACACCAGAAGAATTGTGTGTATATGTGGCTGATTATGTGAGCAGTAAGAAGTTTGTGCATATAGACCATAAAAGGATAGGTAATTAAATGTGATGGATCGTAGATATATTCCAGAAGGTGGTATAAGAAAACACAATGAAAAGATACACAGAGAAAGTAAGATAGCTGATGATTACAAGAAGCTGCCTTTTGAATTTTCTAAACCGCCTAAAAATAAAAGACACGAATGGTTTGAATGTATTGAATGTGGGAGAATAATAGCATTGCCAGTAAATACGGTTATGTATGCTTGTACTGATTGTAAAAAAGCGACTAAGGTAGAAAAAATAAAGGGGTGAATTATGGAATGGCATGTATGGACTATAGCACAACAAAGGTATAAAAGGGTAAAGGAGTTTTTGGAAAGTTTGTCGGGGATTAGTGAGTATTTTTATCCTACAGTAATTAAAGAATACCAAACTAAATCTGGTAGAAAAACTAAGAACATCCCTCTATTTAGTAATTATATATTTATTAGATATGAATACAATGATTTCATACACGCTAAGATATCCAGTAACAATTGGATTAAAGATTATGTGGGTAAATGCTCACAGAAAGAGATGGAGGATGTTTTAATATTATCTAAAAAGAAATATGAGGATTTAGTGCCCACCAGTGAAATACAAAAAGGATACAGCTATAAGTTGATAGGAACACCGTTTAAAGATATGACTTGTACTGTAGTAGATATAGATGGGGACAAACTGGTTGTATCTGTAGAACTGTTTGGGTCAGGCAGGCTTATAAAGTGCTTAATTACTGATATTGACTTAGAAAGGTGATACAATGGAAGATATGGTTGTAGTTATTAAAAAGAGGGGCAGGCCGTTTGGCTACAAAGTAAGTGAGAGTACTAAAGATAAAATAGGTAATTGTAGATTAGGTACTCATCATTCTAAAGAAACTAAAGATAAGATCTCTAAATCTTTAATAGAATATTTTAGAAAAAGAAATTCGTTATCAACAAATATTGAACAGGAATATGGTTATATATCCAAAGAAATATTCGATTGGATTTATGATAACAAAGACGATATTGATGATATTGATTGTGTGATGACCGAAAGAAAACTTTCTTATTTAAGTCAATTGGAGTTGTGTTTGGGCAACGATATAGAAAATTTTTTTGGGCACAACGTTACTCCGGAATTTTTATTAATATTAAAGGAAGAAATAGAATCAATTTTTGGTAAAGACCGGGTCATAGAATTATGTTCTTTGTTGTAGAGGAGATGGTATGTTAAAGGGTAAGATCGGCCGACCGAAGAAAATACCCAAATTTAAAGATTTGTTAAGAAAAACTATCCCTGCTTCGGATATATTTGACGAGGGCGAGTTAGCTACTTATGAGGCGTTAGTAGGAATATATCTAAAGGATTTTGATGAGTCGCAATTAACTGCAAATGATATGGATGATATTATGTCTATAGCAATGAATAGGGTTTTAGAGATAAGATTACTTAAGGCTAGTAAAGGCGATGCTACAATGCTGGTGGATGCTTCACAGACTATAGAGCGCCTTAGAAAACAAACAGAAAAATTGAAAGAGAACTTAGCCGCTAGACGAAAGGATCGTATAGATCCTAAGAAGTACAGTGGGTTTTCTATCGTTGATATGGCTGTATCTTTTGATATGGATAAAAAGAGAGAGATAATGGAAAGAACATCTAAAATGTTGGTGGGAGAAGAAGAGGTTAAGGAATCGAAGCTTCTTATAGGTAACCGCAACGATGAGGGTGTTGATGTGGTAGAAGAGGAGTAGATTGGGTAATATAGATGTTTATGATAACATAGATCTTATTATGGATCAGGGTGCTTCTATGATCCAATATTATAGGACTGATCCTGTAGCTGCAGCTTATGATCTTTTGAATATAGACTTAGCCGCTATCCAAAGAGTTATATTACGTGATATGTGGTTTAAAAGTTTTGATATAACTGTTATGGGGCGCGGAGGAGGAAAAAGCCAAAGTGTAAATAACATGTCTTTTATTGATGGAGAAGGTTTATTTTATTTATATGAAAAATTTGATCCTATCCCCGAATTTTTGCGTGCAGAAGAAACTTTAGAAATAAGCTCTGATAAAACTATATATACGTCAGAGGGATTTAAGCCTGTAAAAAAAGTATCTTTAGAAAAAAAGATTGATGGGCTAAAGCTAACTACTCAATTAGGATTAGAAAATAAAGGCAGTGAGCACCACCCATTGCTCACTATTGATGAGAATGGTAATTTTTATTATAAGCAGTTACAAGATTTTAAAGTTGGTGATTATGTATGTATTCAACGCGGCCAAAGATCCTTTGGCGAAGATATTATATCAGACGATGATGCGTATTTGATAGGGTTGTTTATTGGTGATGGTATGATTAGTGATGAATATAGTCACCAAGATATAACTACTTCTGATGATTATATTAAAAGTTTTTGTACGGACTATTGTGAAAGAAATAATATACCATATAGAATAGATGAAGATAAAAGAACTGAGAGTACTATAAAAATAATATTTAAACAATTTGATTGGTTCTTTGATAAGTATCAAACTAAACGATGTCTGTCTTATTATAAAGAAGTTCCTAAGATTGTAAGGTGTGCAAATGAAAAAACACAAGTTCAATTTCTGCGAGGTCTTTTTGACACTGATGGCGGATTTGAAAAAAGAGGATCAGTCACGTTTTGTTCGGTGTCAGAAAAACTTGTAAAAGAAGTTCAAATGATGTTATTGAATTTTGGTATAATTAGTAGAAAGCGTAGAAAGAAAACAGATTCAGAATTTGGTAAAGCATTTATATTGACTATATCTGGTGAAGATATAGTAATGTTTTATGAATTAATTGAGTTTAATTTATGGCGCAAGCAAAGATTGTTAAAGGAGTATATTGAATCTAAAGAGTTTAACACTAACAAAAATATTATTCCATTTATTAAAAACACCGTTGTAAAAGAATTAGCTAATAAATATGGTAGTCAAACATCTTTCAGTAAATTATTTTCTGACAAGCGTTATAGATTTGATGACGGTAATAGAAAAAATTTGTCTTATGCTGTTTTAAATAAAATAGTGAATATCACAGAATTGTATAATGTAGATCCTGATATATACAATAAACTGCTCAGAATACGCAATAGAAATTATTATTTTGATGAAGTAGTCTCCGTAGAGAAATGGTCTGGGGACTGTTATGATTTTGAAATGGATATGGATGTTGAGCCAAATTATTTTTCTAATGGCTTCATATGTCATAATACGTTCTTATTAGGAGTTAATGCTGTACTGCATGCACTTTTATACCCAGGATATAGAGTAGGTTTAATTGGGCCTTCTTTCCGCCAAAGTAAAATGATCTTTTCAGAAGTTGAAAAGATTTATAATAGATCTCCTATACTAAGAGAAGCCTGTGCGAAAAAGCCTACTAGGGGATCAGACACTTGTTATTTACAATTTAGAGGCACAGATTACTCTAATGGTAGTTTTATTGAGGCATTACCTGTAGGCGTTGATGGGGCCAAGATTCGTGGTTCTCGTTTTTATTTGGTCCAAATAGATGAGATGGCACAGATGCCGACAGATATTATTGATTTGGTAATACGCCCTATGGGATCTGTATCACTTGAGCCTATGCAGCGTGTTAGGGAGCGCCAGCGCCAGGAAGAAATGATCAGAAAAGGTCTAGCAACCGAGGATGATTTTGTAGATGAAGGAGCTAATAAAATGATAATGACTTCATCGGGTTACTTTAAATTTAATCATATGTGGCGTAGAATGAAATCGTATTGGAAAGCTATTAAAGAAGAAGGAGAAAAGACTAAATACGCTGTACACCAAGTGCCATACCAATTATTGCCGCCAGGATTTCTTGATGAGGAGAATATTAAGGAAGCTCGCCGTACAATGTCTAGTATTGAATTTATGATGGAGTATGAAGCTGCTATGGTATCAGACAGCGATGGATTTTTTAAAGCATCAATGCTTGAAGACTGTACTATTGGCAGCACTTTTAGTATACGTCTTGTAGGTGAAAAGGGTAAAGAATATGTCTTAGGCATTGATCCTAATCAGGGAGGCAAAGCTTCTTGCGGTGTGATTATAATAGAGATAGGGACCCCACATAAGATTGTTTATGTTAAAGAATTGAAGAAAAAAACTACTCAAGATATGGTTATGGAATTTCAGAATCTTGTAGATGTATTTAATATTGTACGTATATTTATGGATTCTCAGGGCGGTGGAAAACCTATACGTGATTTGTTACAGGAAGGCTATAATAATCATATACCTATTTTAGACATGGATGATGAAACTACTAAAAGTACACAAGGCAAGCGTATTTTACAACTTATTAATCCCACACCTGCGTGGATAAATGATGCTAATTTTGATACCTTGGCTATGTTTGAACATAAAGATATTAGATTTCCAGCACTACCGTTATCATCAGATCCTATAGCTGAAAAACTTTATGAGGAAGTTAGGGTATTGAAATCACAATTATTAAATATAATTGTTACTCAAACCGCAAGAGGTGTAAGGCATTTTGATACACCTAAGAAAGGCCAGAACAAAGATTTATATTCAGCATTAGTACTTGCTGCTTGGGGTGTGCGTGAAATGACTAGAGAAGTTACTGAAATTGATATAATTTTAGAAGCTCAGGGTTTGATAAGACCGCATAAACAAGGAGCTAGGTTTAGTAAATCTGTACAAGGTTCTTCTATAAATAATTATCTAAAAGATGCTGTTTTAACTAAAATAAAATAATCTAACCATGTTTTAATAGAGGCGTATCCTCTATATTATATTAAGGAGATTTGTTATGGTAGATAATACTGTAGAGAAAGTAAAAGGACCGAAGTGGCCAGAAGGCCCGGAGATCATTTCTGAAACTGATGTAAGTACTAAAAACATTATTACTGTAAAAGATATGGTGGAACGTATACATACAAAAATAGATGATTTTGCTGATGGAGTTGATGAGGAATTTTTAAAAGAATCGGATGCCCAATTAAAAGCTAAAAAGCGTGGCAAAGGGTATTTTATAACCAATAACTACTATTGGGATATTTGGCTGCAAAAATTGTTTGCTCAAATGATTAGTGTTAAGATTTGGATTATAGCATTGATATCTATTTTACTTAAGCTGGCACTAATAACTAGTGTAGAGTTCGCTTCAATACTAGGAATTATCATGGCTTTGAAGGGGTCGTTCGCCGTTGCCGAAGTATGGAAAAAGAATGGTAATGGTAATGAGGATATAATAGATAAGGTTTAATATGTAATGAAATATAAATAGGGAGTACCTACATGGATTCTATGAAACTACAGAAAGTTACAGCTGATTTGAAGGAACAATACCCAGAGGTGGGCATTCAACAGATTGAAGTTGATGAAGCTACTGGAAAATCTACATTTTTCTTATTGCCTACGAAAAAGGTTTTAGCTACATTGCCCCCAGAAAAAGCTATTAATCTGCATGGAGCAGCTGAATTTGCCTCTACTTTGAGGAGAGATGTAATTGACCGATCTGTGTTAGATTTAATTAAAAAATCAGTTTCTGAAGAAGATCCTCACGCAATATTTAAGAGGGCTATAAAATATTATTATGAATCTGATTATTATGGTTCTCATATTGATATTTTAACAAATTTTGCATCCAAAGGGTTTGAGAATGACTTAGATGATGATAAAATTAAAGCATTTTATGATACTTGGAATTTTGATGTGAATTTTAAACAGATTATTGACTGGATATTTTTTGATTTATTTAGAGTTGGGATGGTAAGAACTTATAAGATTATAGGTAAATATGAGCCAGGTATTAGTTATTTATCCGCTATTCCAGGGGCTAAGAAAGCTAACGGCGATCTTAAAGAGATGTCAGAAAGAGCTGCTCGTATACATCAGAAAAGATTACAGAATCTTGAAGATAAGTTGAAGACCCTTGACGGGCGTAAAAAAGATGAAAGAGAGCTTAAAGAAGAGCTGGCGGCTAAAAAAAGAGTCTGGTCTAAAGGATTTATGCCGATAGCTTACACTATTTTAAATCCGCTTTTAGTTGAAATTGAAGGTAGTTTGTTATTTGATAAAACTAAAGTGACCTTAAAACCGTCAGACGAGCTTAAAAAATTACTTAAAAAACCTACTTCTGACCTCACAGAAGATGAAAAAACAGTTCTTAAGTTGTTGCCTTCAGATTTTAAGGCAGCTATTGAAAAGGGAGGCGGCGTTGTACTTGATCCGTTATTTGTGGGGGCTGTGGATTATAGAAAACAACCTTATGAGCGATATCCTAAACCTCGTGGTGTTAAAGTGTTTGATTCATTGGAATACAAAAATTCATTACGAGAAGCTGATTTGAGTACGCTAGATGGTATCACTAATTATATTTTGAAAATAACAGTTGGAAACGATGAATATCCTGTAACTGAGCAGACCCAGTTGGAAGCGGTAGCTCAATTATTTAACACCACTTCAAAATCTTTTGATGTGGTTTGGAACCATACTTTAGAGGTTGAAAAAATAGTATCACCTGAAATTGAAGCCGTTTTAGGACAGGATAAATATATGCAAGTCAATGAGGATATTAGCGGCGGTTTAGCTATGTCTAGGGCGCTAGTTGATGGTACTACAAATGTTAATCAAGGGGAAGCTGGGTTAATAGTTAAAACTGTTATAGAAGAAGTAAATTATGCAAGAAGCCAAGTAGAGATTTGGATATACAATGAATACAGGCAGATAGCAGAAGCTATGGGGTTTGACAGATTTCCTAAAGTTAGATGGGACAATACAGTATTACGTGATATTATATTGTACATGAGCACCATTTCTCAACTGGTTGATAGACGTATGTTATCTTATGAGACCGCTCTTGAGCAACTTGGATTTGATTATAGTAATGAATTTAATAACATGCAAAATGAGTTGCCATCAGTTTTGAAAGGTGTTTTGGGCATTTTGGGCAGCCCATTCCAACAATCAAAGACACAACCAGGACAGAAAGCTCCTACAGGCACACCATCAGATGGTAGACCAAAAGGACAGGTGCCGAAGAAAAAACAACCAAGCACTAATCCAAAAACTAAAACTAAGGTACCTAATCAATCGCCAAGTAATCAACCAAGCCCAAGTTCGCAGGCTGCGAGTTTGGATATAAAAACTTTGATTGTTGCTGCTGCGGAAATTATGGATGAAGAACAATTTAGGTCATTTTTAAAAGGATTTTCTACTGAATTAAGAAATGCCAATACTGAATAGTGGCAGATATTTATCTAACCATATTATAATAGGAACACTATCATTTTATTTTATTAGGGGGAGGACTTGATGTGGAACATAAATATAGCCCGGTAACACTAGAGGCTGAAATTAAACTTTTTGAGGGTACGGAGGAGCTCAGGCAGGAAGTTGCCTCAGTTGTAGCGTTTCCAGAGAATAAAACCCCAGACATGTTGTTCTTTTCTGGCATTTTCGTGTCGTCTGGAGAAAATCTAAATAAAGCGTTTTTTATGCCCTCCGAACTTGTAAAATCCCACCACACTATTAATAATAAGGCACTGGATGTTGAACATGATGAGACCCAAGTTGTTGGTCATATATATTCAAGTGCTTTTATAGATCGTAGCGGAAATAAACTTGAGGTTACCACTCTACAAGGTATGAATCAAGATGAACTTGAAAAGATGGATATAGATGTTATGATTGCAGGGATTGTATATAAAAGCAGGTTTCCAGAATTGTCTAAAGAAATTAAAGAAAGTAAATGGAAATTATCTATGGAAACCTATTTTCAAGATTATGATATAAAAATAGGAGACCTTATATTATCTAAAAAGGAAGCTGAGGCTTTGGGCTTGACCTCAGATAGTGTATTAGGGCGTGTAGCAAGAATTTTAAAAAAGGGAAAGGAAATAGCAAAGGGAGAAATTGCTCGAGTTTTAAGGGGTTTAATGTTTTCAGGATGTGGGTTGGTTAAAAATCCTGCCAATCCTAGATCTGTTATTTTAGAAACAGCTAAGAAAAAAGAACTGGAGGAGGGAGAGATAGTGATTGAGTTAGACCCTAAAACTGATATTAAGAATACGGAAGAGGCTGGTATTGATGCTAATGATATACGCACGCAAACAAGTATTGGCGTTTGTGTAAGTTATAAAAAACGCGTAATAGATGCTACTTTTAATGGCCCAGATGCTAAGGTTTTACATGAAGATTGGTGTGCGCTTTATGACACTGGATGTACATCACCTTCCAGAGGTGCTGACCATCCAGAGTGTGTTAGACACCAAGTAATAGAGGTTACAAAGAATTATACCAAACACAAGTTAGACGATATGAATGCTAAAGACAAACGAGGCAGTCTTCTGGCACAATTGAAAGGCTTGTTAGGGATTTAAAAATTTAATATAGGAGGAAATCGCTCATGCCACAAGCACAAACAGGTTCAAGAAAAAGCATACCTAAAGTTGTTAGGGTTAATGCTGCTGACGGCGAAGCCGTGTTGTATAGAAATTTGGGTAATGGTCGTAGGCTCCCTTTCATGTGGGGTACAACAGTCACATTGGCATCTGGTGCCACTACAGTAGTGGTGTCTAGCGGTGTTTCGTTTAACGCTCATGAAGTTTCTGCTGGAATTATTGTAGTAACCCCGCTATCAGCTACTGGTGCTGCTTTGAGTTATTACATAAACAAAGCCACTGGTACTAATGTTGTTTCGTTGGTATCCACCAGCGGCCCTGGAGCAGATTGTGATTTTGATGTTATGATTATGTTGGGTACTGGTTATGACTTTTTAAGTACTCATACCAATCAGATTTGGAGTTAATATTATATAGTTACTTTGTATATGTGCATTAGGTTAAGGAAATGGGAAATTATAATTATTGATACGAGGTTGGTAGTTAATTTTTAAGTGAAGAAAAATTATTGTAGGAGGTTTAGTTTATGTCTGATAAACTTACTCAAGATATTCAAAGTATTGTTGACGAGATCTTTAAGCAAAAGGAAGAAGTTGCTATGAGGAGCCAGACTGAAGCCGCTCTTAATAACTCTGCCACGAAAATAAACGAGCTGGTTGCATCTTTGGAGGCAAAAGATGTTGAACTTAGTGAGTTTACATCGAGGCAGGAAGAGCTTGAACAAACTGTTTCTGAACTTTCTGATGCTAAGAAAGAACTTGAGAAGAATCTTGAGAAAGCAACCTCTGATTTTGAAGCTGAAAAGGGAGAATTGATCAAAAGGGCGGAAACGGCTGAAAAAGATCTTGAGGATATGAAAAAGAATCAGCTTTCACAAGCTAGATTTGACGAACTCAAGAATGAAGGCGTGTCTGCTATTGGTGATAAAGCTGTAGAAGATCAGGTTGCCAAGATTCGTGAAATGGAAGATGAAGATTTTGAAGCTTATAAGGCAGAGCGTGTTGAATTACGCAAAGCTGTTGTTGCTGAGCTGGAAGCATCTTCCCAAGAAAAAACAGCTGAGGAATTGGCTGCGGAAGAAGCTGAAGCTGCAAGAGTTGCAGAAGAAGAAGCTGCAGAAGTAGTTGAAGCTGCGAGAGTAAAAGCTGAAGAAGAGGCTGCTGCCGCTTCTGATAGTCCGATAAATTCGATGAAAGCTACAGCTGCTCTACTCAATATGGAAATTGCTCCTAGTGATGATGTACTTAATAAGTACAAAGAACTAGGCAAAGCTATGGCCATTAAATTTGAGAAGGAGTAAAAAAGTTAGTAATCGTTGTAAAATATAGTTAAGGAGGGAAGGTAATTATGTTTATTCCTAGACATCCTGTTATACAAAATCAATTTTGTCAGTTTGCTGCGGTAACTTCTGGTACAACAGTGACAGCCGGAGTCGGTGGTGTTTTAGCTTATGCAGGTTCAGCTTGTTATCTTGATACCGCCCAGAATGATGCTACTGTAAAAATTTATGCTGCTAATGAAAATATGCAGTGTTTTGGTTTTTTGATGCAGAAAGTTAAAGTAGGTTACCATGGTATTCATCCAGCTGGTATGATGCTTCCTGGAGATCTTGGATCTTCTGATGTTATTGCACAGCCTAGCTATAATGCTAATGGTGTGATTGCTGGTTCGAAAGCAGCTCCTGTAGGTGTTGCCCATTTAGGTATATGGGATACCATTCATTACTATGGTAGTGGAGCTTTAGCTGCTGGTACTGCTATGTTTGTGCGTCAAAGTAGCATATCGGAACTTTGTGATTCTGGTGCAACTCAAAATATCCAGACTAACACCGCACTTACGGGTGTTCTTGCGTATGTTCTTAAGGGAGCAAGCGCTGCACAGGTTACTGCTAATAATAATAACACTACGCTTTACCCTATTAGGGTTAAACTTATGGTTTAAAATCAAAAATCAAGGAAATGAATTATGGATCAAAGCACGTATAGTGCATCCAAAACTACTTGAGGGAGGAATGTTAGGTTATGGATAGAAAAGAAATGCAAGATCTGTTTAAAGCAACCGCTGCTATCAATACCCCGGAAGGGCTGATGGCATATAAAGCTTTTGCTGCTGCTCTAACAACTCCAATCCTTCAGGCTATAGAGAGAGATTCCATTATGAGACGGTTATTTGCCGTTGAAAGGTTAGGACCTGGAGCACAGGCTAGTTACCCTGTTGCAGAAGATTTTGAAATTCCTGTATGGGTATTACCGGGTCTTGGTTATGTTGCTCAGAACTTTATAGAGGGTATTGGCGAGGAAGTATATGTTCCTACATTTACCATCGACGCTTCTGGTGATTGGAAACTCACCTATGCTAGGGATTCGAGAATTGATATTGCGGCGCGAGCTGCAGAAAAAGCTGCTAAAGGTATGTCAGATTATGAGGAAGAATGTGGTTGGAGAGTTATTCTTCCAGCAGCTACTTCGAGATTTTTTGGAAAGGGGTTGCTTGGCTCACGCCCTGCTCCTATTTATGAAATTAATCCTGCATCTACTGGTGCCGGATATCTTTCAAAAGAGCTTATTAACAAAATGATTGTAGGTTTTAAAAGGATTGGTAGAACTCTTACTGATCTGTATGTTTCACCTGAAGATGCAGCTGATATTCGTGAATGGACTGACACCGATATCGATCCAGTAACTAGGAGAGAAATCTTCCAGGCTGGTGGTATGGGAAGCATTTGGAACGTTGCTCTGAATGAAGTACAGCATCTAGGCGCTACTGGTCTGTATAACATTAATGGAAGTACTTCGGCTTATGGTAAATTTCTTGCCACTACTGTGACAGAAGCTTATAATTCTTATACGCTGGATAATCCTAATGTTACTGCGGCTGATGGTACTATAACTACTTTGGGCGAAACCCAGATTATTGGATTTGACCTTAGTGTTAATGATTCATTGGTAATGCCTATTCGTAAAGAGTATGAAGCGTATGACGATCCTACCCTTCTTAGAGTCCAGAAAGCTGGATTCTTTGGTTGGGAAGAAATTGGATTTGCATGTCTTGATCCTCGTATGTTAGGCATGGGAATTATTGATAGATCATTATAATATTAATTTTATAAGGATATGTCGGCGTGTCTCGCCGACTTTGACGAGACACGCTTTTTTACAGGAGAAGGGTATATGTTAGCTTTGGAGATTATTTGTATTATAATTTTAATTGAAGCTATAACTAATATTGTGAGTAAATCTGATTTGTTTAAACCGATGAGAGAGTTTTTATTTAATAAGGGAGAAAATAAATTATTTAGATTTATACACACACTGGTTGATTGCCCTTACTGTTTGTCTGTATGGGTTAGCTTGTTGTGTGTAGTCATGTTATATTTATATATAAATAATTTGCTCCCTTTTGTTTTAATATGGGTTTGTATAGCTGTAATATTTCATAGATTATCAAATATTTTACATTTTATTGTTGATAGAATAGATTCAAACCATATAGGTTTGGACAAGGAAAACGAATATAAATAGAGAGTGGAGGACAAGGTAAATGAACGGATACGTAAAAAATAAAAGCATGGCGTGGTGTCATGCAATGAAAAGATCGATTGGACCAGGACATCAAATTGCTTTAGATGAATTATTCGAGCAGTACGGTAATAAACATGATTTAAAAGAGGGCGAACCTTTTGTTAAATGGCTTCGTGATATTAAATTAAGGGATAAAGATATTTGGGAAATTGTATTTGTAGATGGTGTTGAAAAAGATGAACAAGTAGAAGTAGATACAAAAAAAAGACAAGCTGCGGAAATGGTAGTGCCTCTAGTTAAAAAAGAGAAGGAAGTATCTGATGTAGTTCAGATGTCTGTTAGAACAGCTAGAGCTGACTTGAAAAAAATAACTGATATTAATCTTCTTAAATATGCTTTGAAAGAAGCCAACCAACTAGCGAATAAAGATACTTTAGTAAGAATGTTAAGAAGGCGGATTAGTGAGTTAGAGATTACTAGGAGGTAAAATAAATGCCTTTTGTACCTAAGACTTATGATAGAAATTTAAGATCCCCTAAATTTTATAGCACCGCGTCATCAGGAAAAGAAGCATATAATCCCACAATTACTATTTATTATGGATCTGATGATAGCGTAGTTAGAATAGTGGAAGAATGGCGGGGTGAAATATGGGCTCAAACTATTTCTGGATCAGCTTATGTTCAGCAGTGGCCTAATTATACTTATACTGAAACATATAATCCATGGGCTACTGTTTCTGGTTAAAATGCGTATAATTTTAAATAGGTGGTAGTAACTGATGCCGTTTAGATATAACCCGTTTGGTAAAAAATTGGATTATTACGGTAGTATTGCTACGCATACTCATTTATCTAGCAGTATAACTGATTTTACTGAAGCTTCAGAGGATGCTGTTGGAAATACTGTTATTGGTACAGGTGCAGTAACTGTATATTATGACGATGTTAATAATATACTAACTATTTCTGGTACTACTGTTAGTGGATATGGCCCACCCACAGACCATGCTGCTTTAGGTAATTTAGATTATGCTCATGCTAATCATACAGGATTTCAACCAGCCGGTAATTATGCTACTAATACTCAACTAGTTACTACAAGTGGAATATTAAGCTTAGAAATTGATAGTGATATTTCTACTCATGAGTCTGGATCTTCACATGATTCAAGATACTACACAGAAGCAGAAGTAGACGCTTTAACCTGGACTGAGTCTGATATCACTGATTTAGATAAATATACTCAAGCTGAAGTTACTACTATTTCTGGAGATTTAAGCTCAGAAATTGATAGTGATATTTTGGCTCATGCGGCTGACCACACTCAATATTTACTAATAGATGGTTCTCGAGCTCTTACCTCAGCTTGGGATTATGGATCTCAAACTATTAGTGGTACTGGCGATATGTATACGACCGTACTTCATATTGCTGAAACAACTACGCCTACAGCAATACCAAACCATGGGGCAGTCTATACTAAATCAGATAATACTTTATATTTTCAAGACGGCGCGGGGGTTGAAAGAGCGCTTATTGAATCTGAATCTAATACTGGAGAAATGTATAAGCTTGAAAATTCTACAGCAGTTGTTGTGGAAACAGCTAATAAGCCTATTATGTCCTTTGGTTATACTCCGGGAATACTTAATAATATAACCTATACAGCAGGAAAAACTAGTGGAAACTCAAA